GTATGGCGGTTCGTATGGCCTCCGCCGCGAACACATCCCCGCCGCGGCTGTTGATACGGATGCAGATATTCGGCGTGTCAACCTCGTTCAATTCATCCGCGAACAAAGACGGCGTTACTTCCGTACCCTTTTCGCCCGTCCACCAGTCAAGGCTTTGCTTATCTGCAATCACATCATATATGCGGATGTCCGTTGTTTGGCTGTCCACCTTGTAAAGGTTCCATGCAATTCTACTTTCCGCTATGCTGTTTTTCGGTGGCATGTCCGCTTCCTCCCTCAATATCATGTATGGCTTTCATCAACGTTTCTTCCCTGCGCCGCTGCGACACGTTTTTGTAAAAATCACTGCCGTTTTGCTCCTGCGCTTCGCGGTCGCGGGTGCTAAACCCATTTTGTACGCGTTTTTCCGCCGCCGTAACCTCTTGTATGGGATTCAACAAGCCTTGCGCCGGCCCGTTCCATTCCGCGCCGCTATACGCCCGGCGAATCGCCGCATCCGAAAAGAAGCCGGGCGCAGCGATTCTGCCCTTTGCAACAGCTTCCGCAAGCCATTCCTCAAAAATCGGCTGGCAAAAATCCCGCGCAAGCCAATCCCGGTACATCTTGATTGTTTTCCAAAATTCCAGCAACGCGCCCCGGCTTGCGCTATAGGATGCCGTAAAGTGTTTCACAAGCAACTCATACGGGATTTCCAGCGCCGCGCCTATCTGCCGCATAATGGCAATCACGAAGGGGTCAAAATTCGCGTTCGGTCTGCCGGGGCTTACGGCGTTTGCTTTTTCGCCCTCGCCTAAGTCGATAATGGAGCCGTTCCCGATTTCGATTGAACCCATGTCCCCCGCGTCCACTTGCTCCCCGGCGGCTACAACCTCGCCCAGCGGTAAACCATCGCCGCCCGCTTCGGCTTTTTCGATGAACACGGCAAACATGCCGCTTACAACGGCGGCTACAAGCTCCGCTTCCGTGTAGCGGCCTAACTGTTTTAATGCTTCTATCACAGGCGCGAGAAACGGCACGCCGCGCCGCTGTCCTATCCGTTCGCGTGTCATAATATGAACAACATTGCGACGGCCCGTTTTGTCTCCAAACGCTTTAACACGCTGCCATTTTTGTGCCGCGTTCATAATTTCGTATGCAAGCGGGTGATTGTTCGCGATATGGTACGCAACAACTTCGCCCGCGCGGTTCGTTTCAACACCGCCCACAATAAGCGGATTGTTTTGCATATCCTGCGGCGTGCTTAAACGATCCGATTCTATCAGCCGAATCCGCAAGTCATACGGCTGTTTCGCACGTTCCGTGGTTTGCAGCAATGCGATAACATCCCCGCTCATAAGCCAATTCAAAAACGCGAGTTGTTGCAGCTCATAAAAATTATCAATCCGTTCCATGTCGCAAGCTTCCGTTTCCGCCCATAGGGAAAATTCGCGTTCAATATCGCTTTCAAGCCGTTGCGCGGCTTCTTCGGCCATGCCTAAAAATTCGTAATCCACTTGGCTTTTCAGCACAAGCCCCGAACCGACAACATTTGTACGCATGGTTTTGATTGCACCCGTGGCAATTGGCGAACCCATATACAAATCACGCGAACGCTGCCGCAATGTAGATAGGTTATCTTGTATATCCTCGTTCGCGCTTCCGCTGTGATAAAGCCAACCCAACAGCGATTTTTTATGATGTGACGCACCGTAGTTGCTGTACCCGCTGTTGATGATGTCCAATTTCTGCCGCGCGTGTGCGCGTTTTAAGCCTGTTTGCGGGGCTATAGCGGCAATTGTTTTTTCGAATAGATTCAAATTTATCCACTCCCTGCATTAAAAAAACACCCTCGCGAGTGTTCGTTGACAATTCCATTATGCCGTGATACAATAAAAACAGAGAAAGGAAGCGCGGCAAACGCTCCCTTTCCGGTACAACCGCTTTCAAGGCGGTAAGCTTGCAGATTATTTTTCATTATTTCGAAGAAATAACCCGTTTACCTAGTCACAGGGCGGGTTATTTCTTTTTGTTACTATTGAGCACAGCAACCACCGCCGAAACGATGGGAGCAATCAACGCTACGCATGATATAGCTATACGCAACACCTCATATGTACTCACGGCCTCACCCCCTTTCGGGGATGCAAGCCATCCGCCCTATGCAATTGTACCTAAGCACACTATATCACAAAACCTACAAAAATGAAATAATATTTCCTTATCTGCATTGAAATTTACAAATCACGGGGAACGGCGCGATACACGCGATTACGCCCCCTGCGTCCGTTCGCCGCTTCCAGCTCCGCAACTTGCCGTTGCCAATACTTTATTTGCTCACGGACTTGCGACAAATCCGCCCGCGTAAGCATCCGTGTTCCGATTTTGTAGCTCTGGCTTGTTGCAATTTCCAGCTCCGCCGCCAACCAAGTTTTTAAGTGGCGTTCCGCTTCTTTCAACGTGATACCCGCCATTACGATATACCCCCCGTTCTAACGCCGCGCCCGCGCTTCTTGACGGGTGCGGCGGTCGGTTCAATCCCTTCTTGCTTTTTAAGCGTAACGCCCGCGATTTCCAGCGCGGCTTGCGCGTAATTCCGGCAATCAAGCGGTTCATTCCGTTTTGTACCGTTTTCTTTCAACTTCCAAACATATTGCGCCTTGCCTTTTTTATAGGTCATAACCATTCTTTCAGCGGTTAAACCCTTGAAAAAATCTTCTGTGTATCCGGCGTTTTTATCCCGTGGAAAATGGCAAAAATTTGCCCCCTCATCCTCCACGGCAAGGCTTTGATATATAAGGGCCTTGCCTGTATCGACGCCAAGTGTAAACATCGGCGTTTGCGCGCGGTTGTTCTTGCTTGCTCTCGGTATATACGGCACATCAAAACCGCCGCGTCCCCGTATTGGTAACACCAGCGGGAAACGCGGCTTACAGAATTTGCATACTTGGTTGAAAAAATGCCCGCCTGTGTCCATGCAAGAACGGGTAATTTTCATTTTTGTACCGTCCGCGCGGGTGAAAGTCTGGCTTAAGAACGCGCTTAATTCGCCCCAAACCTTTTCTTGCTTCATGTCTCCATATATAATTTGGTACTTGATGCCCCAACTTTCCCGTTCTTCGCCCCATCCAATAACTTCAATTTCAAATCTATCATCCTGTGTATCGACGCCAGCCGTTAAGCAAAGTACCTCGGCGGGAACCTCGCAGTTATATTTTTCGCGCCGCTTATATAGTGCTTCGTGTTCAATTTCGCTTCCTTCTTCCTCCCACGTTTGCCCCATTTCGGTGTTTGTCCAAACCTTCAAAAGCTCAATATTGTTCTTTTTCTTTTCCTCGTTGGCGGTCAAGAATTTTTCAACAATATCCTTCCACTCAACGAAAAGAGATGCAAGGCTATTTAAATAGAAACCCCGTACTTTACAATCAGGGAATCGCGCTAAAAATCTACCGTACTTATATTGCTCTTTCCATGCAACCTCACTTTCGATCGCACCGCATTTGATACAAATATAGTTGATTTCGTTGAGATTGTTCTTGTCGAAGCTGACTTGTCCCCAATCAAGTTGTTGTAACTCCCCGCATGACGGACAAGGGACTTGCCATATTTCTTGTGTGCTGTTTTCAAATTCCATTTCGATTCTTGACACTCCTTTCACCGTCGGCGTTGAAATGAACACCTCTTTGCGGTTCCAAAATGTTGTAAGTCGCTTGGATGCCAACAAAAGCGGGTCCCCGTCCTTGCCCGCCGTGGCGGGGTAAGCGTCGATTTCGTCCGCAAGTAAAATCCGTATCGGGCGGCTTCGCAAGCCCGAAGGGGAATTTGCGCCTACTATGGTTATATGTCCGCCCGGAAATTCCTTGTGTAGTATGGTGTTGCCGCTGTTGCGTGTTTTGTCGCTCACCTTTTCGCGCAACGCGGGCGTGTCCTGTATCATCGGCGAAAGGCGGTCTTTCGAAAAGCTCTCGCCCATTTGCAAATTCGGTTGCATAACCATAATTGGCGAAGGGTCGTAATGCATGAAATAGCCTATCGGATTCAATATAAATCCGTCTGTCTTGCCAATCTGCGCCGCTGACATAACAACCACTTTTTGCGTGCTAAGGCTTGAAATCGCATTCATAATTTCTGCTTGGTATGGGGCTTTGCTTGTCCGCCAACGCCCCGGTTCCGCAGAAGTCTTTTTTGATAACACGCGGTATTCATCCGCCCATTTCGTCATTGTCATATCGGGCGGCGGCTGTAGCGCGGTAAATATCCGCTTAAATAGATTTTGCGTCGCCGTTTTCATCCTGTACGCCCCCTTCCGTATCGCCTTTGAACGTGTTGCCGAAGTCCGCAAGTTCGTTCAAGGCTTCGTCGATGGACGCTTTCAAAATGCTGTGAATCTCCGCCTTGTCTGTCTTTTTAGATAGGGAAGGAGATAATTTCGCGGGGATTGACATTAGCCGGGCTTTGAAATTGATAAGCATATTGGTCATAATCAATTCAATATCCGCCGATGAATGCAAATCCCGTTCCTTCACCCGCAAATCAAATTCTTCGTTTTGCCGCTTTGCGCGAACAAGCCGCGCCCGTTCCGTGTTGTAATCTATATTATCCTCGCTTTCGGGATTCCGCTTACGAAGGTAATTGATATAAGCATGTACGGTCGGCAACAGCTCATACAATCCGGGCTTTCCGCTGTACTCCGATATAATGCATTGGTCTTTTAATTGCCGCACCCGGCGTTCCGACAATTCCAGAACCCGCGCGATTGCTTTCACATTGTATAATTTCAAGGGAGCAACCCCCTTCCAACCGTTTTTCACCCCCTATATGCGATTTTCCGCCATTTTACGGAAGTGGTTTTCGACCTTTTATATCTGGATACCCCTCGGGCTCTGCGAACCCGCAAGGCTCAAAAAGGCCCCCAAAGAACCTACCCACTTCGGCCCCCCTCGCAGGGGTCAAAACCATGCCGAAAAGCCTATTCAATATCGCTTTCGTCCGCGCCCTCCGTGTCGAGTATATCCCCCGTTTCGGGGTCTATTTCGTATTCGCCGGACAGCCGTTGCTTGGCAAGCGTATGCTTGCGCTCGTCGAGGTCAAGCCGCTTTATATCAATGCCGTGCGCGCGCATGGTGTCAATCAGCTTCAACAACCGCCCGTGCAGCTTGTTATATTCCGCTTCCAGCTTCATAATCCGTTCAAACGGGCTTGACTTCATAACCGTTTTCATTGTGATTTTTAACGGCCCCACGTCCTCCGCATCCTGCGCCTTGTCGCTCACCTTATCGGAAAGCACGGCAATTTCCAAATCCAATTTATCAAGCTTCTTTATGGCCGCATCGGAACGGCGCGGCGCGCTTTCAATCTCCCACGCCAGATTATCCCGTTCAATCTGTAGGCTTTCCAGTTTCTTACGGCTGTTTGTCAACCGCTCATTTCCGCGCGGCACAAGCATTTCCACCACTCTATCAACATACAGGGCGGCGGGGTCTGCGCCCGCATACGCCGCAATGCGCCGCGTTAGGTCGCGTTCCTTTGCCATCAGCAATTGAAATTCCCGAAGCATGGCGGATTCCGCGTCAAGCTCTAGGGCTTCTATGTATGCCCGTTCATCGGGCGGCAAGCTGTCAAGATGCACCCGCGAATATGCCCCGTGCGTTTCGGCGTTGGCGTTGCCCTTCGGTGCGCCATGTCCCGCCGCGTTTGTGTTCCCTCGCTGGCCGCCGCGCTTCTTTAGGTCGAGTTCATCCCGCCACTTGTCCAAGCTCCGCCATTTTCGAATACGGGCTTCGGGAACGCCAACCGCCGCGGCCAACTCCTTTGTTGATGCCGTGCCGCCGCTGTCAAGCCATATATCTTTTGCTTTATCTCTGCCCGGCGTTTTTGCCCTCGCCATATTGCCCCCCCCTTTCCCAATGCAACAAAAAACCGCCCTTGTAAAGGCGGTGAAAAAAGAATATTTAGTAATATTGCAAAAAAACGTTGACAACCACTAATATTAGTGGTATACTTAATACATAGAAAGGAGGTGAACAACATGGAACTGGATGCAATAGTAAAAGTCCTCCAAGGAAGCGCGTACCTGCTGATGGCCATCTACTGGTTACGCAAAAACTTGAAGGACAAATCAATCAAGTAAGGTAGGGGCGAAAGCCCCTTCCTTACCCATCCAGTATACCATAGATTGCTATGAAAAACAAGTACGCAACCCATTTTCTGTGTCTTGCAACATGCGCACTGGCGTTTCTCAACGTAGATTATGCCAGTATAGGCGCTCTTGATGTCTGCGTCATGGTTGTTTCTGCATTGGCAGCCGCAATGATAATCATTAACATCGTTCTGGAAAGGCGGCGTAAAAAATGAACCTCAAACAAATCCGCACCGAACGCAGCATGACCATCCCGCAACTTGCAGCGTCAACAGGCCTTTCAGTTCGCACCATTGAAGAAATCCAGCGGCGCGGGGAAAGCACTGTATCAAACGCCATCAAGCTGGCCGACGCATTGGGCGTAACACTGGATGAGTTGTGCCGGAAACCGAAAGAGGGCGAATAGCCCTTTTTCTTTTGCCGCCGCACCTGTGCGCGGTATTCGTTTGTTTTGCTATTCTCCATCGTGCAAAATGGGCGGAATGAAACGCGCGGAAGAATACCGCCTGTAAAACAACAATTTTCGTTGCGTCGTCGGTGTGTTTATGTAAGCTTATCGCCAATTGCTAACGATACAAATTTATCATAAAAAACGGACACTTGCGGACACTCTTTTATAATGTGTAAATAAACTTTTGAATTATCGGTATTCCCACAAATTGCCTTGCCAAATTATCCAAGCCACAGTTACGGATTTTTTTGCATTGCGTCGCACTGTACCGTATCTTTATCGAAATTCGTACCCATTGATACCCCGAAATATAGAAATCATATAGTATACTTTTTTGGGAAAACGGAAGCTTGTTGATTTCACACACAATAGCGGCTTTCAGCTCCGCGAGTTGTGCGGCGCGTTCTTCCAGCCCCCGCATAGCAGTGCGGTCGGATTCATTTACAGCAAGCGCGGCTTTTTCGGTCGTGTTTGACGTGCTGCCTTTTCCGTGCGGCAAGCCGTCCATTGTTCCGCCGCCGATGTTGTAATAACATGTTTCTTCATACTCGCACAACATCTGCTTGCAAAGCCGAATATCATCGTCAATCTGCCGATAATAAAGCAAAATCTTTTTGACTTGTTCGCGCTCCATCTTCCCCCGTCCTTCCATGTCTTACTTCTCTATTTCCCTCGCATAGCCCAGCACCGATATAATAAACTCAAGTACGCCCGTATCCTCTCCGGGCGCAAACAGCGCAAACCGCTTCCGCTCCAAGAACGATATAGCGATTTCCGCTTTGTCGGCTATATGCATATCGGCAAAGGAAAGCATGTCCGGCGGCTCATCTTCCTCCGCGTCTTCGCCGCTCCCTTCCTCAAAGTCCGGCGGCGTGTCGGGATATACAAACGGTTCGGGCGGTTCGGCTTCATCCTGCGCCGGCTCCGGCGCGGCGGCTTCATCCTGCACAAGCTCCGGCGCGTCGGGTTCCGGCGGTGTCGGTTCGGCGGATGGCGTGGCGGGTGCAGTGTGTGCAGTGTCGGGTTTCATCCCGTCCAC